GCTCCAGTAGCGCGTCAGTCCGAAGACGTTGCGCGGTGGCTAGAAGGTAGCCACCCAGTGCCCATTCCCATGGGCACCCTCCACCGCAGTATTAGTGCCGACCGCTGCGGGCGGCCTTGACGCTGCAAGTGCTGGGGATCCTGGAAGGGTTCAACCCGTCCAGGTGCCAGACACTTCCGGAGCGCTCCCCAACCCTCCAGCTTGGAAACTGGAGACAGGGAACGCACTACCCAACCCCTACTGATAGGAGCATGAGTATAAGTCGACATCTTTTCCTCCTGGATAGGAAGGTAAGTGTGACGACCCAGAAGTTGTGATGAAGGATGGACGGTGGGGTAATAGCCTAGCATCCCTGCCAGCTTCCTATCCATCCACTTTGCAGTCTTCCAGTAACCAGCGAAGTACAACTGGTTCCTAAGCGAAACTGCAGAGATCACACCTTGCGTGTCAACGCGCGATTCTGGAAGAAGACGACGAACGCGCACTGGAGTGATCCAGCGCCCGTCATAGTAGTCTCCTCCGCAAGACTCTCTGAACTTTCCAGTCCAGAAAGACTTGTTCCGATTAACCTTCAGCCCGAAGGCTTCCAGTTCGGAAATCACGCTATGCACCAGGGCGGTAGGGACGACGATGTCGTCCCCATAGACCCTTACGCGCTGACGGTAACGAGCAAGCTCGCTACCGCCTAGTGGTCGTTCTAGCGCTTTCTCTATTCCGAGGAAGACGACAGTAAGGAACACCATCGCCTCCACAGGGAACGTGAGCGCTGAACCCATGGACGCGTACTTGGCGAGGTCAACAACCCCTCTACCAGGTACCGCAGCCTTCGATGACCTGACGCTCAGGACCCCCTCCAACAAGGAAGGAGAATACCAGAACAGATCCTCTACATGCTGCACCGAAACACGATCGGACGCATCGGACAGATCGATGGTAGCTAAGCTTCCATCGGACGATCCTTTGCGGGCCAGTTCCCGATTAGGGTTCTGATCTTTAAAACCGATCATTCCGTAAGAGACGTTCCGCCCGTTTCCGGGAACGTTACGACTCTCGAGGAACCTAGTGATAGGAGCCGCCAAGCCTTGCTGCATAAATTGCATGCAGGTAGGCTCGATAGCAATCACTCTTGGTGCTTTGAGCGTCTTGGGAACGAATACTACCCTCACGGGCAGCTCGTCCCCGGGCTCAGGATAGTCCACATGTTGCGCGACCTGCCAAAATCTGGCATTAGGAAGGACGTGATCCACAAAGGGAAATACACCCTCGAGTCGCTGTGTCCAGGCGCGGTTTGACCATTTGGTATTCGCTACCAGCCGATCAGCCGTAGAACCTGGACCATGTTTTCCAGTAATGAGGTCAGAGTCGACAAGATTGCCGACAGCAGAACCAACACTACCAAAAAGGAGTACAGCCATCCTGCGAAAGCCATTACGGCGTTCGTGGGAAATAGCTTTGGCATGACTCCTGACCTCCTGATCAATCTCGACGTACGACCGCGAGGCCGCCAGAACCCTGCTTGGAGAGCAGGGGAGGTTGACTTTGCCGAAAAGCAGCGTTAGCTGCCGCACGGCGTCTATACAGTCAACACTGGGATCGTCGAGTAGAACTCCACTAGCATCGAACACTTGATGCAGGAAACCTCCTAGAAACCTAGGGAGGGGACCGCCGTCCTTGGCGAAGCCAAGAAACGAGCAGGCATCCACTTTCCCCCGCTCGAGACAGGACATAAAGTCCTGACCAAAGCGAGGTAGGGTTAGAGTTAGAAACTCCATCCCTTCGTGTTCGAAGCGACTCTGGACTGTTTTGCAGTCCTGAGTAGCGCTGGTGCGGCAAATACTGGCAGATTCTTCTGCCAGCACCTTCCAGAGAGCATTCGAGCTATTAATCAGTCCCCCCTTTCCGGGGGTAGCTGGTCTCTAGCCTCATACCCACCCCCGAAGGGGCCGACCGCTCGTGTCTAGGATGACTCCTAGATTTCTCCACCCAACCACTGGGTGGCACGTGCTCCGGTCGAAGCAGTGAGGTAGCCCGTGAGGGCGTCCACAATCTGCTTCGCCTCTGCAACGCTATAGCCGAACAACGGCGTCTCCATAACAATGAAGGCGCGAGCTGCAAGGCGAACGTTGATAGAGGCCTGCAAGGGGTCTGCAGCAACCTTGGAGTGATTCAAGGCCATGAAGTGACGGTTCTTCCCACGTGAAGATGTGTGGTTGACCGACAGCTTAACTAGGCCGTCGTCCTTAGTGAACTCACCAGAGTTCACGGCGAACGACGTCCGTGGCAGTGTTTGGGCCACGGCGTTGATCGTAACGGTCTGGGGATCTGTGAAAGCCATGAGGCTTCTCTCCTTCAGGGATGCACTTGGTTAGAGCGCATCTTGGTAGAACACCACCGGCAGAGGTTGCCGATAGCCAAGTTGCAGTCACCACTCACTAAAACGGGGCTCGTGAGAGCCCTAGCGCAGCGGTGACGGCCAGCTGTTTGGGACTAAGTCCCGACCAACTGACGCCAAACCCATATGGTGATAGTTTGGAGTAGCGCCTACGAGAGACAGTTTTCACCGTCCTCGTGTGCGCACCGTGATTTGAGGTAATAGCTGAATCCACCTCAGTCACACGGCCGTCCATGACGTACCCGTACTCCACCACCAAGCCATCACGACCGAGGGCGCTGACGTTGTGCATGACATCGCCAACGTTGCCAAACCAGTCGTAGGCCCAGGACCAGGGAGCGAGATTCCAGAGAACTTCTGGAGTCACTTCAACTCCGTACACCTTCCGAGCAGTTAACGCAAACCTCGATATAGCTGAGGTCGCAGCACTTGCAGGGATGTGATAGCGGAACGCACCACTGAAGTACGTCCTCGTAGAGGAGCGCCAAACAGTGGAGCCCTGGCGGAACGCCGCGGTGTTACCCACCGTACTACCGAGATCAGGACCGAGGGAGAAGATTCCCCCAAGGGACTGGCCCGAATTGTAGGTGGCCGGCATTCCGAAACGGCGTCGGATACGTTTATCCGACCCCTTTGTGTACGCGCGCATGATGTCGTCGCTTTGCCTCACGGCTTTGCATAGACTCTTGACGTCGCGTACCAGAGGGAGCCAGCCAAACTCTGCGTTAAGATAAGCATCGCCAGAAGATCTGGCCAACGCGACTCTGTCACGCATCACTTGTAAGCTGGCACCGCCCGGTAGTCCATCCATCACTAGCTCGCCCAGAGCTGTCGCGCCGCTGAAATACTCGGCGGTCGGCTCTGTTTGAGCAATTGCCGTGGTACCAAATGCACGTGCCTGAGCCTCTGTTTTCAGAGGTGTGGTCGTTACACTGATACCCGGCGTGAATGTGAGTACTATGTCACCGACAACGCGCCTACCTAGGTAGGTCACGTCAACACGGGTTTTACTCCGTGTGTCTTCGACATAATCCTGTACCCACGGGCCCCCAACGTCCCCCCGGTAACCCGGAGGGGGAGGCCATGGATTGGACAGCGACGACATTGAACCAGAAAACTGGCTCCACGTCGCTGAGAGAGGAGTTTCGGTGTTGGATTGGTAGCCTACAGCGTAGGCCGCCCCCTGCACCGCCTTGGTTTTCGCCAAGTTCTTCACTCCTCAACTACCGGTAAATCCTGGATGGGATAGAACAACATACCTGGAAGGTATGCCGCCTAAGCGCGGGAGCCACGTAAGTGGCT